TTTCACAGCTGCTATGAAAATTTGACAGGTCGCAGCTGCAGCTGCTACAATCGCAGCTTCTGGAGAAAATTTGACATGGGTCAAAATTTGCGCCCGCGCAAAAACTTGGAGACTCAAAATTTGACAAAGTGTTAAAATTTGACGACAGTTGACATAATACGATGTTATGTAAACCTAAAAAAATTTTTCTTGACTTGACGGAGAAAATGTGGTATTATATAATGGGAGAAAATTTGACTGCGCCCGGGTACAAACGCCCGGGCCAAAAATTTTTTTTGAAAAAGACTTGACTTTTTGGGAAACTTCTGCTATACTATATACAGAAAGAGAAAAGAAAGGAGAAAAAAAATGATTAACTATTTATTTGAATTTGTTAATGAATACAGTATCCTTTGTGGCGAACGGATTTTCATTCAGTGCAACTCAAAAGAGGAAGCAGATAAAATTATTGATGAAAATTTTTGGAGTGATGGTCTTGTTTGTCTTGGCGAGTATTCAGATGAAGAAGCAGAAGCAATGGGATATGATACTTATTGAAAGGAGAAAGAAAAATGAGTGAGGAAATTATAAAAATTTTGCGTCACATTTTCAACGCTCATATTGACAATGCAAACGATGATTCTGCGTACATTGCTTGGACGAGTGCAAGAGATATTGTTGAATATGCACTTGCAAACAACATTGAATGTTTAAAGGAATATGATTATCTTCCCACAACAGAAGACCTTTCTACAGTAGAAGAGGACGAGTAAAAACTTGTCCTCTTTATTTCACTAAAGTGCCCAGGCGCCGAGTTAGCCTCGGCTAACTAACACCCAAAGGAAAAGGGAGATTACTCTCCCTTCTCCCTTCTCGCCTTGTCCTTGGCGATTTTCTTGGCCTTGGCCTCTTCGGCTTTGGCCTTCTTTTCGGCCTTCTCCTGAAGGTCGAGAAGGTAGGACTGACGACGACCATAACCGTCGTACTCTTCGTCCTTAGTTCCCTTGGGAACCTTGACGACGATTTCAACCCAACCCTCTTCGCCGTCTTCGGCGACTACGGGGAAGTTGAAAGTGTTGGAGGCAATAAAGCCACAGTCTTCTTCATTGGAAAACCTGTCGAAGAGTTCGCGCACGATGCGTGTGCGAATTGCGTTTGCGTTTGCGAGTTTCATCAACATCGCTCCTTTCTTTTCTTACTGTAGTCATTATAGCACCTATAGACCCTTTTGTCAACCCCTTTTTAAAAAAAATTTTCGGCAGATCTGGTTCACTATAATAATATTATGTAAACCGCCGGCCGGGTGAAGTCTCCGGGCAAGTTAGCCACCGCTAACTTTGGCTGAAAAAGAAAAGGGGAGATTTCTCTCCCCTTTTTCGGCTTACTTTGCTACGAAGTAAGCCTTACGCTTGCCAACCTTGGGGATTTTGACTTCCTCAACGCTGACCAGACCCTCAGCAACCAACTGACGAACAAGAGAACCTGCCTTGTTGTGCGTACTCTCAATCACAGCACCAAGTTCGGCTTCCGTGAACTTGCCATCGTTCTCGCAGAGGTAGTTGTAGATGGCAGTCTTGAGAGGAGCATTAGCGATAGCAGTCTTAGAGGGCTTAGAGGTACGCTTCGCATTACGAGCGTCCATCTTTTCAATCTGAGCCTTAGCCCAAGCCTTGATGTCGTCATCGACAATGCCAGTGGAGATAGCGTTCAGAACTTCACGATTGTTGGTGTACATAATTTTTCCTTTCTGCCTTTTCGGCTACGGTGTTTGGTCACCACCCTTTTTTATCTGTAAGAGGTTCCTGTCCTCTTTACATTCTTATTGTAACATATCTTTTGGAGTTTGTCAAGTCTTTTTTTTCAACTTTTTTTATTTTTTTTCTTGACTTCGTTTTCTTTTCTCTCTCACTTTCTGTATTTATTATAGCAGATTTTTTTTGGTTTGTCAAGTCTTTTTTTTAATTTTTTTTGATTTTTTTTCTTGACTTTTTCCCCTTTCCCTTGGAACAATTATAGTATAGCACATCATTATAGACTTGTCAACCCCTTTTTTAAAATTTTTTTTCAGTTAGCATTGGCTAACTTGGCGCCCGGGTACAAACGCCCGGCGCGCCGTATAAGTATGCAAAAAAGTGGGATGATTATTCATCCCACAATTTTCCGTTTATATCCTCTTTTTCTCTAATGCAGTAGAGGAAAATTTCTTTTTCAATTAGGACATCTTCAAGTCCTGTATGACTTTCTATAAAATCATTATTTTTATTCAAAAATCTGTATAGAATTTCGGCAGTATATCTTCTCTGACCTCTTTTTGTCAAATAATTATTATCATAACAAAATTCGCCATATTCATCGCACTTTCCGAAAATCTCTCTTGACATTTTCAGACTATCCCACATTTCTACGCCATAAGGGAAAAACCATCTATATTTTGAAGAAGTCAAAAATCTTTGTGTTGTCTGAAGTGAAAGATAATCAAAACGGCAATTATGGGCAACAACCTTTTTAACATCATAACGCTTGCAAGTTTCGGCAAAAATTTTCTTGATAGTTGCAAAACGCTTGAGTTCTCTTTTTCCCTCTTTGATTTCTTCCCAATAAGAAGGAATTTTGTCCTTGAAATAAGCACTTGCCATAAGTTCCTCATCAAGAAAAACATCTGCTACGACATAAGAAAAACGCTCGTGAATTTCTCCCTTTGTACTCATTACGATAAAACCCACATCGTAACAGATAGGACATTCAATATCATTAGTGGTTTCGGTATCAAGAATAATTACATTTTCCATTTTTGTTTGTTCCTTTCTTTAACTTACATATAGAGTATAACATATAAAGATGAGTTTGTCAACCCTTTTTTAAAAAAATTTTTCGGCGCCCCGGTCACTTTATCACAGTAAAGTGGTAAAGTGAGAAGATAAAAAAGTCAACCTTTGGTTTTACCAAAGATTGACAATTGCCATATTTACCATTTGTCTTTTTTTAATTCTATAATTAAGTTTACCAAAATACTTAAATCCGTTTTCTTCAATTTCTTTTATGGTTTCTTTATCATTGATAACGTACCATTCACCACAAAGATTTTCAAACTTATCATCAAGTTCTGCATGGAACATCTTTTCGACTTTGCGAAGTGTCTGATTTTTTCTAATTTCTGCGATTGCAACAAGTTCAAGAAGTGGATTACCTGTCTTATAAGAATGAAGACGATTAAAAAGAGTATCTGCGGTAAGTCCCACTTTTGCAAGGGCGAAGTCTTCACTTTTCTTATCAAGCATGACATAAACTCTTTCGGCTTTGGTTTTAAGTTCGATTCTTTCCATTTCTTTTCTTTCCTTTTCCATTTTATCGGCGAGGGCGCAAAGTTCATCAATATTTCTAATCATTTTAATTTTCCTTTCTTTTTTTCTTTCTTTTACTATAATCATTATAGCACCTTAATTTTACCCTGTCAACTACTTTTTTAAATTTTTTTTATTTTTTTTACTTTAACACTTTACTTCACTAAAGTGCCCGGGCGGCCGCCATGTTAGCAAGTAAGTGTCCGCAAACACATACCCCAATTAAGAATGCTAACATGACGCGCCAAATTGCCTTGTCCTGCCGTCCCTCTTCCAAAGGCATGAGGTTGCGTTCTTGGCGCTTGGTTCACATTTATATACCGCACAACAGGACTCCATGCGGTGGGGTCATGGGGTGGGGTCTTACTGACTCTCGTGGGTCACCCCTTAGGGTTGCCTCACCCTCGCCCTTAGAGAAGTCTCCCTCTCTCTTACGGTCTTATAATACCATATATTCGTTCTTTTGTCAACCCTTTTTTTAAACTTTTTAAAATTTTTTTTTCATTGGCGCCCGGGCACAGTTAACGGCAACTAACTCAATCTAAAAAAATAAGGACGCTTTCGCGCCCTCACTTTTACAGAATTTTTTGACATTCACTTGCAAAATATCTTGCATCATACTGATTGCAAATATCAGTTACCTTTTTAGTTTCATTCTGTGTTGCACAATAGAAATTAAACAGAGTGTGTTTTTCACTGATTTTAATAAAACTATGAGGAACTTCTTTTAAATCAAAATCAACTGCATCGCAATATTTTGTGGGGATTGTGACTTCAACTTTCCACATCTTGTCTTTTCTCATTTTTTCCTCAATGAGTTTTACAACAAACACACCAACAATATTACAAGCAAAAGTTATAACGCATTTTTCCCACATTGGAAAATCCATAACAGTATAAATCAGCATCACATTATAAAAGGCAAAATACCCACCACTTATAATACTTGCAACAATTTTTCCACTCTTTATTGTAGTAATACTACGAATGGTAGAAAAAACGACATTTACGATTGACAGAATAATAAAAATAATAACGAGTTTCATTTTTAGGACTCCTTTCCTTTTCTCTATAAGTATAATAACATAATTTTAGAATTTTGTCAAGACTTTTTTTAAAAATTTTTCGGGAAGGCGGCCGGGCGCACTTTAACACAGTAAATCGCTAAAATAAAAAATGGGGAAAATAGGGGAGAATTTTTTCAAATTCTCCCCAAAATTTACGATTTTTCGGAATTTTCTTTCTTTTTTTCTCGAATTTTCTTATCTCTTTCGATTTTTTTTGCCTTTTTAATTTCGGCTTCTTTCTTTTTTTCCTCTTTTTCTTTAAGTTTCATTTTGTAACTTTCGGCTACTCCGTAACCATCGTAACCATCCTCATCCCTACTACCAGTAGGAACTTTTACAACAATCTGTATCCATTTTTCGTTTCCCTCATCATCTAAACAAGGAAAAGCGCACTCATTTGAGTTTGTTTGCATAACATCCTCATTTTTTTCTGTAAAAAATTCCATAATTGTTTTTAGGACTTTTTCACGAAGTGCATTATCAAGTGTTCTACTATTTGCCATTTTTCTGAAATCTCCTTTCTTTTTCTATTATTATTATAGCACATCTAAAAATTTTGTCAAGACTTTTTTTAACTTTTTTAAATTTTCTTTTTTCTCTTTTCACTTTCTATATATATTATATCATAAATTTTAAATTTTGTCAAATTCTTTTTCTCTTTATCACTTTACTTCACTAAAGTGCGCGCCCGGGCAAGGTTAACATAATCTCTTTCAAAAAAAGCGACCGGGCGCCGACTTTACCACACTAAAGTGGTAAAGTCGTTTTCCTTTTTATTAAAACCATTCGCAAATGTAACAAAAGGCAATAATCATAAAAGCCCTTATAAACATATCAAATATACTTTGGTCTTTTGTCTTTGTTACTGCAATAACAAAATCAGCACACAATACTAATAGAAACACAAACAAAACAACAGTCTTATACATTCCCTTTTAACTCCTTTCTTACTTCAATCCTTTAAGCACTTCTATTATCTCATTCACATCATACGCAACTCCATTCCACTCGTTGCGATTGTTCACTTCATCATCAAAGAGGATTGCGTTCTCATCATTCGCAACTTTGAACTTCGGCGTTCCGTACTCAATGACTTCAATCTTCGTGAACTTCACGCTTGCAAGGTGTTTGCCAAGCCACTCTTTTTTAACTTCGGCAACTTTCTTGTTATATTCGGCAGTACCATTTTTTGCCGTCCAACTTACAATTCCGATATTCCAACCATCTCTTGCAAGTCTATTCAGCACCCTTGCAAGTGCTTGCATATTGACAAGAGGACGAGCCACTTCATAAGGTCTAACTCTCTCATTCACAAGGTCATCAAGCCATCCATCTACTCCGTAGAGGTTCGCTATCGTTCCATCCATATCAAACCATATCTCTCTGTTCATCATCATTGTACTTACCTCTCTTTCTATTATCATTATAGCCTATTTTCAGCTTCTTGTCAAGTCTTTTCTTTCTTTTTTTTTATTTTTCTTGAGCTTGAGCTTCTCTTTATCTCTTTACTTCGCTAAAGCGCCCGGTCTTTGAGAGGTGGGCTCTCAGCCCACCCTCTCGTCCAGCCAGCTCAGCATCTTGCCGCTGGTCTTCTTGAACCTTACCTTGAACCTCTCGCCGTCGCTCTCTCTTGCCAGCCCAGCCCACTCGGTGAGGAAGCTCTTGAACTCGTCAGCGTTCATGATGTAGAGGTTGAACTCGCCGTCAATCTCGGTCACATAAATCCACTCGGTGCTGTGGACTCTTGCGAAGTACTCGTTGATGATAGCGTCCTTATCCGTTCCGTACAGGCAAGCAAGGCTCGCACCGCTGGACTTGACGCTTGCGTTACGGCTCTCGATGTCGCTACCCTTGTCGAACGGCACAGCCTTAGTGTCGTAGCCGAAGCCGTCGCCAGCCCATTCGGAAACGACGCACTCGCACAGGTTGCCGTAGTTGCAGGCTTTGCCGTTGACTACATACGGCGCGCCTTTATGCTCGGGATTATAACCAAAAGAATTTTTGACGGAATAGTTGATTTTATACATTTTGTATACCCCTTTCAAGTGGTGTTTGATTTATCATCTGTACACATATTACCATAGGTAGATATATATGTCAATCCCTTTTTTGAAAAAAAATTGATTTTTTTAAAAATTTTTTTCTTGTCTGTTTTTATCAGTTAGTTATAACTAACTGGGGTGAGATAGGGGGGTAGTTAGTTTTAACTAACTATCTCTTTAATACTTTAGTGTACTAAAGTGGGGCGTGGTTTTTGGGAAAAACAGTTAGCCATCGCTAACTCCGACCGGGGCCTGGAAAATTAGTTTCACGAAGTAATTTTTCAACCCTACAAAACATTCAGAAAATTTGACTTCTCCCCCATTCCATGGTATAATATAAATAGAAGGGGCAAAAAGACCCCTATCCCGTATACAGAGGTTTCAAATGAGTAATAGGTTAAAATTAGACTGGGCGCTCTCTACTGCAAAAGACCGCTCAACTTTTATAGATGAATATGTGAAGTCGGACGTCTTTATTAAAAAGCCTCCAACAGAAGAAGAACTTGAAACTATGGCGAACTATTTACTATGGGGACAAGACGAAGACGGCCTAAATTCTGATCAACGAAAAGAAATTCAACTCCCTCGCAAAAATTCAACCTGGGCCGCTCAAAACGTTGAGAGTTTAGACGAACTTTTAGAAAGTCCAACCTTTTCGGAGAACAATATCTATAGTTTTGGCGAAGCTACTCCGAAAAAAGTGCGGGAGATCTTTTCACGCGACGAAGTGCGCGAAAAGGCAACTCCCACTCAACTTTCTGCTTTTGAAGATTTATGGGTTCAGATTGATAAGACGGAGTTGTTGATTAATTTTTTTGAAATGGAGAAAGGGAAAAGAGAAAAACCACCGAGAAACGAACTTCTTCAACGATTTTCAGAAGAAGAAGTTAAAATGTTGAAAGCGCGAAGCCAAAAACTTACTCAATTTAGGTATTTAAAATTAAGACACCTTTTGGTGGAGTTGCGCCGACAACAGTATACGTTGCGTGACTCGGTGTTGCCGCGCATTTTAGGATCGACAGATGCTCCGGCACCTTCTACATTTGAGAGGAACGAAAGTAATTTTGATATAGATATACCGGTCTTTCCACTTGGGATTCAAGAGAAGTTAGTTTTTAAAGACTTTGAGGAATTAGTGCCTGGAGTTTTTAAAGAGGAAGAACTTCGAATTATTTCTAATCTCTATTGGGAGAAAAAAGATGAGGAAAAACGTGTACAGCGCGAAAGCAAACCCTACTTTGATTTTAGAGATTTAGAAATGGTTTATCAGTTATTTTTAGACTTGGAAGAATTCGCAGCTGACCAAGAAGGAGAAGACGACTTTTTAAAAACAGGATCGAAGTTATTAGATGCGCTTTGGTTTTATGTGCGCCAAGCCGACCTGCCACCAATTCAAAGGAAAATTTTAGATTTGAAGATTAAAAAGGTTAAGAACCAAGATATTGCGGCGGTAGTAAATCAGGAGTTTGGAAAGAGTTATACGACTAATTATATCAGTACAATTTTTAGACAAAAGATTATTCCGACGATTAATGAGGCCGCCATTTATCATGAGAAGTTAATTGGGAGTATTTTCTTTGAAGAAGATTTTAAGGTCTGTTCAAAGTGTGGCCGGCTTTTACTGCGCGATCCCATTAATTTTGTGCGGAGGACTAGGGCAAAGGACGGCCTTAGTAATCACTGTAAAAAATGCGACAAGGAAGAAAGAGAAAAGAAGAAAGGGGGAATTATTAAACTAGATGGAGATAGGAATTGAACGTTTTCAGCGCCAGCTCTTAGGACTTGAGCCAGTTGAGTTTTTAGGCGTAGCAAAAATTTTAGGAGTTAAGCTTGTTGCGGAAGATGAAGAGAAGACACCACTTCCTTTTGAAGAAGTCTTTGGGTCATTACTTTTGAAATACGAGACCCTTTCGCGCCGTCAACGCAAAAATCTTCATAAGTTATTAAACGTAGCAACCAAGAAAAAGAATGATTAAGGGAAATAATATAAAACCTCCAAAAGACTTCCTTGTTAAGACTTGCGTCCGATGCGGTGGTGAGTTCGGACCAGAAAACTTTTCAAAGACCAAAAGTTGGTTCTATCCAGATGGATATTTGCCGGTTTGCAATGATTGTTTAAAGGCTTATTTACAACACTATGAATTTAATTGGACTTATGTAAATAAGATTTGTCAATATGCTGATATTCCTTTTGTTCCGACCAAATGGGAGGAACTAAGAGAAATGAATGGGGATGATGTTTTTCCTATTTATGCGCTGGTTTTCTTTGGTGAAGAGTTTGAAGACTTAGGATGGGGAGACTATTTTGAGGAGTTCAAACGTTTACAGCGCGAAAGGACAATTGAAGAGGAATTGCCTGGGTTAAGAGAAGAGAAGATACAGAAGCTGCAAGAGAAGTGGGGTGCGAATTATGATTATGATGCGCTCACCTACTTAGAAAACTTATATAATGGTATCTTACAGACACAGAATGTTAATGGCGCCCTTCAAGGTGACCAAGCCCTTAAACTCTGTAAGATTTCTTATGAGATTGATAGTTGTATTAGGGAAGGTAGTCCTGTTGATAAGTTATTGGCAAGTTATGATAAGTTGGTGAAGACTGCGGAATTTACTCCGAAGAATGTTAAGAGTGCAAGTGACTTTGATTCAGTTGGAGAATTGTTCCATTGGCTTGAAAAGAGAGGTTGGCGCAATAAATATTATGATGGCGCGACCCAAGATGTTGTTGATGAAACAATTAAGAATATTGAAAATTATAATCAAAGACTTTATACTAATGAGAGCGGTATAGGGGACGAGATTACACATAGAATTGAAAATTTAAAGATGGCTAAAGATATAGAAGAACAAAGTTATTATGGGACAGATCGTAATGATTATGATTTAGATAACTATGATAATGCTGGATATGAGGAATTATTTAAAGACCAAGAAGAGGAAGATTTTGATGCAGAGGTAGATAGTTTAGATGTCTAAAAAGATTTTTAAAGAAAAAGTAAAATTAGACGAATCACTTCTACAGCGCGGACAGCGTGAAGGTATTGAAATTGATAAAGGCGCGGTTTTGACGACACCTTATCTGGAAGCACATGAAGACTTATTCAGAAAGTATTGTGAATTTTTTACTGCTTATCCAGACCTCTTCTTAGATATGATAAAACCAGAATCTTCTAATTTTACTCTTTTCTTTTATCAAAGAATTGTCTTGCGTGCGATTATGCGATTTAAAGAAGTTTATGTTGTAGCTTGTCGTGCATTTTCAAAGAGCTTTTTGACAATTCTTGCGATGTATTTACAATGTATTTTTATTCCAGGGACTAAACGCTTTATTTGCGCCCCTGCAAAGAATCAGTCGGCGCAAATTGCTAAAGAAAAAATCTTTGAAATTTATAATAGTTGGCCACTTTTGCGCCGAGAGGTTGTTGGTGGTGACATTACTGATACCCCAGGTAACTTTGGTAAGGACTATGTTACTTTAAAATTTAGAAATGGGTCTCAGTTTGACGTTGTTGGCGCGCTAGACAGTCAGCGTGGTGGTCGTCGAAATGGCGGTCTTATAGACGAGGTTCGAGATCATGATGAGGTTGCGTTAAATGAAATTGTTTTGCCACTTCTAAACGTTTCACGTCGTTTACCCGACAACACGGTTAATGATAAAGAACCAAATCAACAAACTGTTTTTTGTACTAGTGCGGGCAACAAAATTAGTTATGCTTATGATAAATTAATAGATGTTTTTGAAAACGCTATTATTGACCCAAATAATTCTTTTGTAATGGGTTGTGATTATAGAGTTCCAGTTTTACACGGCCTTATTGATAAGAATTTTATTAATAAATTAAAAAGTTCTCCATCTTACAATGAAGAGTCGTTTGCTCGTGAATATCTCTCAATTTGGAGTGGCAGTTCATCGGAATCTTGGTTTAATTATGATAAGTTACAAAAGTATCGCAAAATAAAAAATCCAGAAGCGCATTTTTCTAATAGAGTTGGGGCCAAACATTTCTACATATTATCAGTAGACGTAGGGCGCCTTAATGACCAAACGGTTTGCTGTGTATTTAAGGTCAATCCAGTTCAAGGAAAATATATGGCTACTTTAGTTAATTTGTTTGTTTTAGGGCGAACAACAGAGACTAAACCCTTTACGGTTCAGGCGCGAGACCTCAAAAAAATTATTAGACAATTTAACCCAAGAGAAGTTGTCATTGATACCAACGGTCTTGGTGTTGGTTTGGCTGATGAAATGATTAGAGGTCAAATGGATGAAAATGGAGAAGTTTTACCTCCATATGGATTCATTAATGATGATGAATATAAAAAGATCCAACCTAAAGATGCAATCTGCATTCTTTATGGAATAAAAGCTAATGGGCCACTCAACTCACAAATTCATGGTAATGCCTATTCAAGACTGACTAGTGGTAAAGTTCGTTTCTTGATAAAAGAACAAGAAGCAAAAAGTGCTTTATTAGCTACGAAGGCTGGTCAAAAAATGACAGTTGAGCAAAGAGTGCGGCGATTAATGCCTCATGAAATGACAACCCGTTTATTTGAAGAAATGGCTAATTTACGTTTACGGCGCGCGGGTGCTTCGTTAGATATAGTACTTGAGCAAATTAATTCAAGATATCCTAAAGATAAATATTCCGCTTTTGCTTATGGTTTATGGCGGATTAATGAATTAGAGATTGAAGAATATAAGCGTTCGCAAAATAGAACTGGTGTGCGAAAATTAATCTTTTTTACAGGAGGAAGATAATTAGTGGAAGAAAAAGAATTAAAAGAAAGACTGTCTTCCTTTACAACTTCCTTTGAAGGGATGATCGCTAAAAATTCTTCCTCTGCTACTCATAAGAATTGGATTTATAATGAAAGATCTAGAGTATACACGGAAGAAGAGATTGAACAAATCGTTAACGGTAGCTCTTTAGAGGCAAAACAGAAATTATCCCGAGATTATTTTAACAAGGACGGCTTCTATAAAAGACTTATCATCTATTATGCTACACTATTAAAATATCAAGGTGTTTTGATACCTAATCCAAGTTTTGGTCAAGAACTCTCCACTTCTTACATCAAAAAAAGATATTTTAATGCGATGAATTTAGTTGATGAGTTAAAAATTCCTGTAGTTGCAACTAATTGTGCATTAAAAGCACTGGTAGAAGGTTGTTATTATGGAATATATCAGGTAACTGAAAAAGGTCAAGTTTATTTTATTGACTTACCTACTGCCTATTGCCGGACTCGTTTTACTGATTTTGCGGGTAATGATATAATAGAGTTTAATGTAAGTTATTTTGACACAATTATTGATGAGGAAGATAGAAAGCTCTTTTTATCTGCGTATCCAAAAGAAATTCAAGCGGCTTATAGAAAATATAAGAAAGGCAAGTTACGTAATAAATGGGTTATGCTATCTACAGAATTTACAATTTGCTTACCGTTTTTCTTCGAAGGCGGCCCGCTCTTTTTATCTGCTATTGAAAGTATTGAAAAATACAAAGATGCTGTAGATAATGAGATTGAGCGCGACTTAGATGAAATTCGTAAGATAATTGTACAACATATGCCGCACATGAATGATGGCCGGCTCGTTTTTGAGCCACCTGAAGCGGAAGAAATGCACGCTGGTGCGGTTGGTATGTTGAAAGGTAATCCGAACATTAGTGTTTTAACTACTTATGCAGATGTGGAAGCTATTGTTTCTAAAACATCATCTGATACAGCGCATAATAACATTGATAAAATGTTACAGACTGTTTATAACAATAGTGGTACTAGCAGTCAATTGTTTGCGTCAACTGGTAGTTCAACATTAGATGCTTCAATTAAGAATGATGTGGCATTAATGATGGTTTTTGCCAATAAGTTCTCTATTACTATCACTAATTTAATCAATAAACTTCATTCAAATTCTAATATAAATTTCAAGTATTCTATGCTCCCTATTAGTTATTATAACGAAAAGGATTATGTAGATACTTCCTTTAAGACGGCAAGTTCTGGTTATAGTTTAATACTGCCGGCGCTTGCTATGGGAATTAATCAAAAAGATTTAATTAATTTAAAAGATTTAGAAAATGATGTTTTGAACCTTAGAGAAAAATTAATCCCACCGGAGTCTTCTTATACACAGAGTGCAAACGAAAATCCGGTAGGTAGGCCAAGTAAAACCGAGGAAGAAAAATCTCCGAAGACTTTGGCCAATGAAAAATCATTAGACAATCAAACTCAAGGAGGCTCTGATTAAGAATGGATAAATTAATTAGAGAATTCCCCGTGACTGTCTATGGTAACTTAACCAAATATTCTGAGACGATTTCGAAAGCCAGATGTAGAATTTTTTATAGAGGGGCAAATAGAAATGGTACTTATATCACGGATGAGTTCGCTGAGAAGTTACTCAGTACCATTTCCTATTCTCCTGTAAAAGGAATTTTTGAGGAGTCTGAAAACGACTTTTCAGATCATGGTCAAGAAAGAGATATGGGCCGCATTTATGGTGTTGTGCCTGAATCTCCAAATTTTGCCTGGGAGAAGTTTGAAGATGAAGACGGAGTTGAAAGAGAATATGCCTGCGTGGATGTTTTATTATACACAGCCTTATATACTGAAGCTCAATCAATTCCAGGTAAATCCCAATCTATGGAACTTTATGCTCCTTCTATAAAAGGCTCGTGGGAAATAGTTGAGGGTAAGAAACTTTTTAAATATACTGATGGTTGTTTTTTAGGTTTACAAGTTTTAGGTGATACGGTAGAACCTTGTTTTGAGGGCGCCGCCTTCTTCACCTTATATGAGACTTTTGTTAAATTAACAAAAGAATTAGAAAAATTTGGTTATACGTTATCAAAGGATAGAGAAGAAGGAGGATTATTACAAATGAAAGTTAATTTTAAACTTTCTGACGCTCAAAAGCATGACGCTATCTTCTCTCTGTTAAACGATCTTTATAATGAAGAGAATGGTTGGGTTATAACTTATGCTATTTGTGATATTTATGATGAATATGCTGTTTGTTATAATTATGAAGCTCAACAGTTTGAAAGAGTCTATTACACCAAGGACGATGCGACTGATTCTTTAACTCTTGGTGATAGAGTGCGCTGCTTCATTGTTGATGTAACAGAAAAAGAAAAGATTGCTTTAGATGCGTTACAAGCATTAAATGGCGGCAATTTTGAATTAGTTGATGAAAAATATGAAAAAATTGCTGAGTATGAACAGAAAGTTGAAGAGTGCAATAATTCAATTGCTACTTTAGAACAGGAAAAGGGAGAGCTTTCTTCACTTTTAGAGGAAGCTAAGACCTCTCTGAGTACATTAGAAGAAGAAAATGCTTCGTTAAATTCTTATAAGAAAGAAATTGAAACTGCTGAAAAGGTGAAAGTTATTGACTCCTATGCTAACTTGCTTTCAGAAGATATTCTTGATAGTTTCAAAGAAAAGATCGAAGAGTATACTGCTATTGAGTTAGATAAGGAATTAGCTTATTCCTTAAAGCAAAACAATTTTTCTGCTTTCCAGAAAGAAGAACTCCAAGTTATTCCTAAGGATAATCCGGTAACTGGTATTGAAGCTATTTTATCTAAATACAAAAAATAATGGAGGAATAAAAAAATGGCTATTAATAGATTAACGAAAGATGGCTATGGTCAGTTAGAGCTGAACCAAGTCGCCTTCCGTCGTGATGGCCGCATCGAAGCACAATGCGCTTTAGATGCTACCGCTTTTGCTTCTGCTCCTGCGGAAAACGGTATGATTCTTTGCGTTGATGACGTAAGTCGTACCATTAAGCTGCCTACTTCTGCTAATATTGCGAAGTATCCGCTTGCTCTGAACTACAGTGCTGAGCATCTTTATGATGATCGTGCTCTTGGTTTAAAGAATTTTAAGTTAGGTGTCAATGATGGTTTCTATCCTCGTTTAGGCTATCTGGATATTGGCGATAAGTTCATCACCAATACTATCTGCTATGATACTACTACTTATGCCACTGAGGCTGCTTTAAAGACCGCTATTGCTGGTATTGGCACTACTCCGGTTTATGCAGTTCCTTATGAGGATGGTTATTGGAAGATTGTTGCTTCTAAGGCTGGTTCTGGTCTGTGCTGCGCCGTTATTAACGGTCCTGGCGCCGGCTCTATGCCTGATGGCCAGTATGGCGTGAAGCTGCAAGTTATCCAGCTTTAATTTTTGAGAAGGAGGGAAAAATAATGGCTACAATTGCTGAATTAAAAGAATTAGCTCTGCATGCTGCTAAAGGTACTGCGCCTTCCACCTTCTCTGTAGAAGATGTTAATGCTGCATTACGTGATGGCTTTAAAGAGCTTGCTGGTAATTACAACCAGTTCATGAAGAATCGTTATGATATTTATCAAATTATAATTGAAACCGTTGACGAAGTCGTTCCGAACCGTGTTGCTGATGCTGTTGGTATTTTTGCTGATGTTCGTCAGGCTCGTCAGGGCGAAAAAGTCATCTTCAGACAGCCTGTTGGTAAGGCTCGCGCTAAGAAGTTCTTAACTCGCGTTGGTCTGTCTGGTGTGTATGAGACATTCCGTCTTGATACCACTACTTTTGAACTGCCTGTTATGGCGATTGGCGGTGCTTGCACTCTCGATTTCGAGCGTATGCTTGATGGCGCCGAAGTTATGGCCGAGTATATGGATGTTATGACCGATGCTCTGACCGATTCTATTTATCTTGAGATTCAAAAGACTCTGCGTGCTGCTGTTAGCACCATTCAGCCGGCTGCTAATAAGTATGTTGGTTCTTGGAGCGCTGACCAAATGGTCCGTCTCTGCAACATTGTTAAGTCCTATGGCCAGGGCGCGACAATCTTTGCTCCTCCGGAATTCATTGCTGCTATGGGTCCCGATGCTATTGTTCCGGTTTCTGTTGGTACCGGCCAGGGCGTGTATCATCCGCAGGATATTGATAGAATTCACTATCAGGGTTATATCAACATTTTCCGCGGCAATCCGATTGTTTCTTTCCGTCAGTCCTATGTTGATGACGAGAACACCAAGGTTGCTATTGATCCGCAGTTTGCTTACATTCTGCCAACCGGTGGCGAGCGTATCGTGAAGGTTGTTCTTGAAGGTCAGACCCAGATCTGGGATTGGAAGAATAAGGATCAGTCTATGGAAATCGACCTCTACAAGAAAGTTGGTGTTGGCATTCTGTCTACTCGTAACTGGGCGATTTATCAGAATACTGCTATCACCGCTCCTCTGTATGGTGGTTAAGCCCTACGGTATATAAAAAATAAAGCGGGGGAAGGGGATTTCCCCTTCCCCTTATTTTTAAAAATTTTATGAGTGAAAAGGAGTAATAAAAATGGAAAACAAACAAGTTGAATTAGTAAGCACAATTGACGCTTATGTTGGTATTGATGTACCAGATTTACATTTAAAAAGACTTTGGGAGCGCAAGGGCGCGAAGAAGTCTATTCCGCTTGATGTCCTGCGCGAAGCTATTTATGATCCAAGTGTGGATTATCTTCTGCGTCAGGGTATTCTTTATATTAATGATTTAGATGTTAAGATTGAATTGGGCCTTGAGGAAGAAAGTGCAAGAGAACCTGGCGCGCAACTTAACATCCAACTTTTAAAAGATGAAGAAATGAATCGTCTTTTAAATATTGTTCCAATATATGACTTTAAAGCTAAGGTTAAGGAATTAAAAAAAGAACAACTCCAAACTTTAGTTGATTATGCAGTTACACATGAAATTACTAATTTTGAAAAGTGTGAATACTTAAAGGAGCTTACTGGGCAGGATATTATTCGTACTGTACAGTTAAATCATGACGAAAAGGAGGAATAAGCTATGACTCCTTATTGGAAGGTTTATGGTGCATTTTTATCTAAAACCTTAGAAGATGAATGGGGTCAATGGATGCCAGAAGAAACAGAAGCAGATATGCGGATGATTTTAGAAGGTGCTATTCCTTATTTTAAATTTCCAAGGGTTAGTTTAGAAAGGGATGAAGAAGGATTTGTTGAAGATTTAACGCCGCAAGAAATTCAAATTCTTTCTATTTATATGAAGTGTGAATGGTTAAATAGATCAATAATGACCTGGGAGAACGTGAAGCCATTATATGAGGAAAGAGACTTCTCTCAAGCTAATTTATTAGATAAATTAAAAAATACTCTTGAATATGAACGTACTAATGCTGCTAGATTAGAAGATTTTTATTATCGTTCAATAGATGGGAAGTCTTATAAATATAGTCAATTGGCTGGTTCTAATTAATGGAAGAATATATTGCTTCTATTAAAGAAGGTTATAATAATAAGTTAAGAAATAAGTTATTCGGGTTACTTTGTGAGTTTGAAAAAGGCCGCGAATGGGAAAAGTTTCTTGACTCGATTTTAATTGAACTTATGGGCTTTCCTGAAGAAGAGAGAACAATTAATTATTTCACACTTTGTCATAAAATTTCTACTTTAAGATATTTAAAGTATGAATATTTTCGTTCAACAATTTTTGATTGTATGGATTTATTAGGTAAGGAGGGATAATGTGGATAATAAACCTCCGATTAGTTATTATGACATCTATTTAAAAAGATTAAACCGATATGGTTTAAATTACCAAGAAAGAACACAGAAAAAGCGTGAGCGTGAATTTGAAGACTACATGCTTAAAAGTGTTTATTTAATTGATTTTGACTATTGCTGTGAAACTCATCCTGGTACTTTTGAAAGATATAAACAAGACGAGACTGAAACGTTACACTATCTTTTAACTAGAGTCAATCTTAATATGCCGGCGGGCACGGTTTTAATGTTACCAGATAAGGATGATATACGTAAGCCTTGGATGATTTGGTATATTGAAAGAATTAAAGCTAGTGGATATAATCGTTATATTATGTTAAGAATGACTCATTTTCTTACTTGGAAAGATCGTAGTGGAGAGACAAGAAAATCTTGGGCATATATGTATGGTCAAGAAAATAATATGTTAAAAGATGAACTACAATCTCGTAGCCGTATGGATACTAGATATACAGAAAATTTAAAACTTAGTTTTTTTGTAATGCCAACTACCCCATATATTCGCAAGGATGATTATTTAGAAGTTGGAAAAGGCTTATTACAAGAATCTTATCGCGTTACTGGTTATGATATTCAATCTACCGAAGGGGTCGAATACGTAAGTGTTGATCCAATTTATAAATATGATTTGACACCGCCGCCGGAAGAGCAGTCTGGAGATAATCCAGAAGACTTCTACTGGCTTAATGGAGGTGGCACAGAGTAATGGGAGTTAGAAACTGTCGAGATATAGGAGAAAATCTTCAGAAGATTTGTAAAAGATTGATGGCTAATGATAAGTTAGTAAATCTTTTATATTTTACAGACAAAGATCCTATTAATCATGAACCACTTACGGAAGATAAAAAGAAGGAATTTATTTTTGAGAAACTTATAAAAATTGTACCTCGACTTGGCGCAGAAGAAAAAGAACTTGCTACTTCAATAATTTCAATTCGTGTAGTGCGTGGGCGCCAGAATTCTGAAAATTCAGAATTTAAAGATATGATAATTGAAATTGAAACTTTTGTCCCTTTAACTCAATGGATTATTAAAGATTCTAATTTACGTCCTTTTGCTATAATGGGTGAAATCCAAGAAAGTCTTAATGGAAAGACTATTAATGGATTAGGTAAAATGGTTGGCGGGGATTTTGACTTACAATTTTTATCTGAAGAAATATCTTGTTATGTGCAGATGTTTTATATAACTAGTTATGAATGATACTGTAGCTTTTTTAGGATTACCAAAAGATTTTAAGAAAAAATTTTTAGTTTATCCGCCAACAGTTAAACAAGTTGTTGGTAATCCAAATTTTAATCAATATAGAACACTTTTAACAATTTCACAAGAAGAATTAGAAGATGTTTTCATTAAAAATAATAAAGAAAAAGGTTTTAGTGACTATGATAAGTTTAAGGTTCCTACTCCATTTGAATATTTAATGGCAAACAGTTATCACAATAAACAAGTTGAACAAATTGCTAAAGAAGCTTTTTATTTTTTCACTAAACAAACAGTTACTTTTCTATATGAAGAAGGTTTAATTTTAATTGGAGATTTAGAGGATGAATTAAAGCGAGTTGGAAAGCATTTAGACTCTCTTATTTTTTTAAAGTCGGATGAATTTTTTGAATTTCAAAATGCAGTAAGAGAATCTCTTGGAGAAGATGCTATCGAGCCTCCTGATCCAACTCTTCATCCAAAAATTCGTAGAATGAAAGCTTTGGCGCGTTATAGAGATAAAATAAAAGCTAAAAAAGGAATGGGAATCAGTTTACAAACTACTTTGGTTTCAATTTGTTGTATGGGAATAGGAATTACTCCACTTAATATTGGAGAGTTAAGTTATGCGTCTATTTCTACATTAATGAAAACTTATCAAGAAAAAGAAAAGTATGAAATTGATGTGAGAAGTTTACAAGCTGGCGCAGATTCAAAAAAAGTAAAACCAAAATATTGGATTAGAAACTTAGATAAATAAAATTAGGAGGCTATAAAGAATGAATATTCTTGATAGATATGGTATTAAAGAGGTCGCCGACGTTACCTTCTATGACATCAATGCTGATGGTAGTCCTAAGCGTCCTGTTTTATACTTAGATACTTTAAAAGTTACTACTATTGAGCAAACAGCTGAAGAGACTGAGGCTCGCGGCGGTAAAGGTAATGCTGCTCTGATTGCTTGGGACTATGGTAAGGAAATCAATGTTACCATTGAGGACGCTTTGTTCTCTGCTAAGTCTATGGCTATTATGTTTGGTAATGGTACGGTTACTGAGTATACTACTACTACGGGAACCGGTGCTTCTAATGCTTTTATTATGAAGACTGAGCAGTTTACTGCTACTGCTACCACTTTACCTGATGGTACAGAAGATGCTTCTGGTTGGAAGGTTAAGTTTGAGGCTCCAGATGGCAAACTTTATACCAAGTATAATCCGAAGTTCTTTAGCGCGACCGGTGAGACTCCTTCGGCTTTAGTCGTTGGGCAGACTTATTTCTGCTCTTTTGATATTAAAGTTAATGGTGCGGTTATCGACATTTCTGCTAGTTCCTTCCCTGGAACCTACTATGTAACTGGCGATACCTTTGCTCGTTCTGAGGCAACTGGTAATGATGAATTCTTCCAGTTCATTATTCCTAAGGCTAAAGTTCAGTCCGAAAATACTATCACTCTTGAAGCTGAAGGCGATCCTTCTGTTTTCAATATGAACCTGAAGGTTCTGCGTCCTGCTGATGGTGTTATGATGAAGCTTGTTAAGTATGAAATGGCTGAGACTGGTACTAATAAGACTGCGGCTGATACTGGTCTGTATCACAACCATTACTTAGATCCGAAGGCTTCTAGTGCCACTATCAATAGTGATACTCAGACCGATGCTACTTAAATAAGAAAAAAGGGGTGGATGGCTGGTGCTGTCCACCCTTTTTCTTTTTAGGAGGAAGAAATGGAAAACGAATTCTCTCTTAAAGAATTGTACGACGTCTTTTTAAAAACTACTTATCCTATGGAGATTGCAGGAAGGCAATTTCAAAAAGGAGAAACACTTTGTGTATTTGATAAAATTCAAATTTCACAATTTAATGAGAAAAAAGTTGTAGTTACTGCACATGGTGGTTTTGAAGATAGAGATAGAGTTTTTTGGGAAAGTACAAAAGATGTAGAGTTATCTTTTTCCCAAGGGATTTTTAATCACTTACAATTTGCCTTATTAGTTAATGCACAGTTAATTTATACTGCACCGCAGTCCTCAATTAAAGTCCCAATTCAAGAAATTCTGGAAAGTAATGAAAATAATCAATTAACTCTTTCAAAAGTTCCTTGTGGCAATCCTTTCTTTTATAAGAAGGATACAGGTGAAAAAGTTCAATTGAATTTAGTTGAGGAAAATACATATTCTGCATTAGAGCCATATGAGGAGTATATTTGTGATTACTATTATGATTACAACGATGGCGCACAGTTTGTAACTATTGGAAATCAATTGATTAATGGGTTCCTTCGTTTAGAAGGAAAAACGCGAGTAAAGGATGATATTACAGGCAAGACAAGAACCGGAATTATAGAAATTCCAAAATTAAAATTAATGTCTGGTTTATCTATGCGGTTGGGGAAAAATGCGAATCCTGTTGTGGCTAATTTTAAAACAATAGCTGTACCAGTAGGAACAGGAGGACTAAGTACTGTAATTAATATCTTTTTCCTCAATGATGATATAGATAGTGATATGTAATAAAAGTCAGCATTAATTTTAATGATTAATGCTGATTTTTTTATTAGGAGGGAATAAGATGGCGGATAAGCGTTTTAATTTGGTTTTTGATGTAGACGCTAATATAGGGCCGATTAAAAACGCCGTCAGTGGATTACAGAGCGCTTTAAATAAAATTAATGTCCCTGATAGTTTTAAGAAAAACTTAGATTCTACATTTACCAAATTAAGTAGCGAAATTGAAAATTTTGAGGCAGTAGCTAGTAAAGGCTTTACTAATATGGCGGATATTGGTAAAGCAGAAAGATCTTTTAGTAAAATTACTGATTTATTAAGTAAATTACGAATTCAGACAAGTCAATTAAAAGGAATAGATCCTAATAAATTTTTACCTCAAGAAAACATTAAAAAGGTTCAAGAATTACAAAAATCTTGGGGAAAATTAAAAGAACAAATTGAAAAGGGAACGGGTAATTCTGCAGAAATTACTAAACAAACTCAAGAATTAGAAAAGCAAAGAAAGGCTGCTGATGATTTACAAACTAGCTATGATAGCTTAAAGACAAAAAATGAAAGCCTTAGTAAAAGTAAACTCGATTTATCAACAAAATTAGAAGACGCTCGTAACCGTGCAAAGGAAGTCGTTGCTGCAATGACCGAACTTGAAGGTCAAAAAGGTGGAAAGACTTCTGCAAAATATAAAGAACTTTCTGGTGAATTAAGTGCTTTAAATGCAACAATTAGAACTAATGATCAAGAATTTGCAAGATTAAATAATACAATTCAAAGAAATGAAGCTCAATTAGATAGTTATAATACGCAGATACAAGCAACCAAAGGCACTATTACAGATCTTGAAGGCACTATAAAAGCTTTAGAAGCTTCTGCACAACAAACTCCCGAGGGTCTTGATGAATTAAGAGAACAGCTTGCCGAATTAAAAAATGTTGATATTAATGAAATTCCTGCTGATATTGACCAAATTGGAGAAGAAATAGCATCTTTAAATATAGAACAATTAAGAAAACTCAGTGAAGATCTTGGTGTTGCAGAAACAGCAGCGCAAGGATTAGAAGATCCGTTACATGCCGCGGCGGATGCTCTTGGAGACGTTGTTCAACAAGGCTCTGGAATTAATCAGCGCGCCCGTGAGATGGAGCAGCTTGCGAACCAAGTAAAGCAATTTTTCTCAATTGGCAATACTGTTCAACTTTTTAAGCGTTCAATTAAATCTGCTTTTGATACGATTAAAGAATTAGATGCTGTTATGACACAAACTGCAGTGGTTACTAAGTATACTGTTGCAGATATGTGGTCACAGCTTCCAGAATATACAAAAAGAGCTAATGAACTTGGCGTTTCAGTTAAAGGCGCGTATGAAGCTGCAACTTTGTATTATCAACAGGGTTTAGATACAAATGAAGTTATTGGTGTCAGTAATGAAACCTTAAAAATGGCAAAAATTGCCGCCATTGATTATGCGACAGCTACTGACTATATGACTTCAGCACTTCGTGGCTTTAATATGGAAGTTAACGAAGATTCAGCTCGAAAAATTAATGATATTTATTCTCAATTAGCTGCAAAGACTGCTGCAGATACAGAAGAAATTTCAATTGCTATGTCAAAAACTGCCCCTCTGGCACATAATGCCGGCATGGAAATTGAAACGACTGCGGCGCTTTTATCTCAGATGATTGAGACTACTCGTGAAGCTCCAGAGACTCTTGGTACGGCAATGAAAACTGTTATTGCTCGTTTCCAAGAATTAAAGAAAGACCCAGCATTAATTGAGCCTATTGATGGTGAAATAGTTGATGCTAACAAGGTTGAAGCTGCCTTAAGAACGATTGGAGTTTCTTTAAGAGATACAAGTGGTCAGTTTAGAGATTTAGATGATGTTTTTCTTGAAATTTCTCAAAAATGGGATTCTTTAGATACTAATACACAAAGATATATAGCTACTATTGCAGCTGGTTCTCGTCAGCAGTCGCGTTTTATCGCTATGATGGCGAATTATAGCAGAACAACCGAATTAGTAGCTATGGCAAACAATGCGGCTGGTGCGAGTCAAGAACAATTTGAGAAGACTCTTGAATCCATGCAAAGTAAACTCGATCGTTTACATAATGCTTGGAATGAATATACAATGGGTTTAGCTAACAATCAGATTATTAAAACTGTAATTGATTTGTTAACTGGATTTTTAAATACTATTAATAAGATTAGTACGGCCTTATCTGGTGACAAAGGAATCTTTAAAAGCTTTTTTGATATTGCTTTTTTAGTTGCTGGTTTAAAGTTAGCTAGAGCAGCATTTAATGGATTTTTTGGATGGTTGGTTAATACGGGGCAAAAAACAGGTAAGGAAAGTGGTCAACAGTTAACCAAAAATTTTGCCCTTCAATTACGAGCCTTAGATAATCAAACTAAAAATGCTGCGAAAAATATCTCCGCTGGATTAAAAGAAGGATTAAAAACTCTTAATTATAATGATGTTATAAAACAGTTTGATGGTTATACAACCGAAGTTCAAAAAAAATTAATGGCGGCAGCGCCACAAATTGGGCAATCTTTTATAAATGATTTTAAAGCTTCAATAGGCTATGATGCATTAAATGCAGAAGGAAAAGCAGATGCTGAAGCATATATTAAAGCTTTCCAACAAGAATTAAATAAAGGTGAAATTAAAAATGCCATTCAATTATTACAAGTTGGAGCGCAAGATATTGGTAATGTTGATTTAACTCTTTCACAAAAGTCAATTAATACAATGTTAACATCGCTCGGTGCGATGGGATCTAAAATTAGTAGTGTTGGTAGTGCTTTTACACAATTTGGTTCTATTTTAAGTAATTTAGGGTTAGAAGGAATAGGCAATGCATTTTCTAAAATAGGTACAATTTTAGTATCTTTAGGTGGTATAGTTTCTTCTTTAATTCCTTTGATTACTGGTGGTTTAGGGGCAATTAAAGCTGCTTTAGTACCTTTATTACCAATATTAACACCTATTTTAGTTGCAATAGTAGCAATAGGTGCTGCATTTGCAGTATGGAAAATAAGTCAGTTAAAATCCCTTGAAAACCAAATGAAGGCCACTGAAGAGTCTACTAAACGGGCGAAAGAGGCTGCGGAAGAAGCTAAAAATGCTTATGACCAACTATTAAATGATAAATCTGGTTATGATGAAACTCAGCAAGCTTTAAAAGATTTAACATATGGCACTCAAGAATGGAAAGAAGCTTTAATTGAAGCGAACCAACAGGTTTTGACTTTATTACAAACTTATCCTGAATTAATGAAATATTTAGGTAAGGGTGAATATGGTCAACTTACAATTTCTGAGGAAGGTTGGCAGGCCGCGATAGATGCCCAACAAAAGATTGTAACAAGATCTCAAGGCGCGGTGGCTCAATCTCAACTTCAGCAAGGTAGATTACAAGAGAAAGTTTTAGATAGAAATTTAGCTAAAAATTTCCAATATACTGCATATACTTCTGAAGGACAGGCTTATACTACTACTGATACTCAAACACAACAAAAAGTAAAAGATTTAGTAGCTAGGAGTCTTTCTGATGGTGAATTAGATGCTGCCTTACAAGATTTAGCAAATGATTCTAGATGGACTAAAGAAGAATTAGAAAGTGCAGTACAAGCAGTAATAGAATACAATAATGCCATTGACCAAAATCAACTTGAAATGCAAAATGCCGCGAAGGCATTTTTGACTTCAGCTTTAACTACTGAACATATGGATCAAGTTGGCCAAGATGTAGCTGGAAATATTGTCAATGCTTTTAGTGATAATTTAGTTAAAACCTCTGAAGCTGAAATTAATTCTCTTTCTCAAGAGATAAAAACCAATCAGGGAGAGAGAGATAAATTAGCTAGTGAATTAGGCGTTGTATTAGGTGGCAATGCTAAAAATCAGTTAAATCAGCTTTATGCAGCCTTAAGTGGTCAAACACTTGAAGATGTAAAAGCTATGAAATTAAGCAAAGATCAACTTGCAAAAGAAATAGCTAAATATCAAAATGGTGAAAATATTAATGAAAAGATGAATGACTTCGCGGAATCTTTTACTAATTTAGCTAAAAACACTCAAAAACAAGTTAATTTAGCTATGTCAGAAGGCGCAGAATATATCTCTGGTATGGCCGAAGAGGCTAATTTAGACTTAGAAGATTCTGAAATAGAAGCCATTGAAGCTGTATATGGCAGCTTAAAAGAATATGCTGCGGCATATGCTAAAGCAGTTGAAAATGGTAAGGTAGAAATAGAAGAAGCTAAACAACCTTTAAAAGATTTAAATATAATTAATGATAGCTTTGGAACTGGATTAAATGCTGGTGCAATTTCTGGCTTAACTTCTCATTTAATGGAAGTTTTTGAAGTATCTGGATCTGCTGCAGCATCTACATTAGCCGATGTTATTCAAACAACGTTAGAAGGAATGGATACTGAGCAGGCAGCTGAGTTTGCTACTGCCTTAAATGGTATTGATTGGTCTAGTGCTGAATCTATTGAAGGGTTGAGCGATCAATTAAAGCAATTAATCAAAGATGGTGCGATGTCTGAAGATGAAGTTGACGCTTTAGAAAAACAAATTGTCCAACTTGCTAAAGCTGCGCGCACTGTTGATTTAGAAAAAGTTGCTGAACAAATTAAAAATTTAAGTAAAATTCAATATAATATTAATAAAGGTGAGCAAGATTCAAATTTCTCTGAAGCTGATTATAAAGCTTTAATAGATGCTGGCGTTGCAAGTGCTGGAGATTTTGTTTATAATCTTGCTACAGACTCTTGGACTTATATCGCAGGATCAATGGATGATTTAAGTGGAGCAATTGGCGATAATACTAATGCTTTACTCGGATTAGACAGTTTAAAAAGTGGTGTAAGATCTTCAGAAGCCGCTGTAGTAGTAAGAGAAGAATATCAAGGAATAAATACTAGTAGTAATACAGAATTATTTAATGCTATTCAATCTTATATGCAACGAGCTGGAGAAGATAATAAATTAGTTTCTCAAGATTGGTTAACAGATAATGCTAATGATGTTGATGCTTTATTAGCTAAATGGAAAGAAATTCTTGGAGAAGCTTATGCTTTAGAAGAAAGAAAGGTACAAACTGGACAAGTAGAAGCCCAGGGGCAGCAAATTCAACTTCAAAATAATACTACACAAGAAAATGCTCAATTAGCTATTGGTGGAGACCAAAATGCTCTCGCAGCGCTACAGGCGCAGGCGCAGGCTGCGGGTGTAGTAAAAGATGTTTATAATGAATTAACTACAGCAATACGAGAAAAAACTGGCGCTGAACAAGAGGCCGCGATCCAAACTTTAGCTGAAGTAACTGCTGCATATCAAGAGGCACAAGCTTGGGGATTAGATAGTGAACAATTAGGTTTTTATGCTAATCAATTACAATTAGCTTATCCCGGTATGACAGAAGATGCTGCTGCGAGAATCGCGTTAGCTAATACTTTATTAAATACTGGTTTGGCAGAAGTTATGAGTTCCTATGATAGTTGGGTAGGATTAATTGATGAATCTTCTGGGTTAATAAAAATTGAAACTAACGAAGATGCTGAAGCTTTTGATAATTTAAAAAAGTCTGTTAGTAAAATGGTTGGGGCTTCAGAAGATTTGTCAGATGCATTCTGGCAAAACGCCAAAAATATTAATGCTGTCAAAAAAGCTGCAGAAGGTGATTTAGAAGCAATTGAAGAACTTCAAAAAGCAGCTTCGAAAGACTATTTAATGAATATAGATTTTGGCGTACATACTGAAGAAGCACAAGCAGCTATTGAAAATTTTTATAATTATCTTGATGAAATTGATTTACCACAATTAGAAGCTGGAGTTCAGTGGGATGGAACTGGAGCTACCGAATTTATTAATGCTTTTAATGATATGGCATCAACTGCAAATTTAACAGCTGAACAAATTCAAGAAGCTGTACATCGTATGGGATATGATGCTAATATTACTTATGTAGAAGATACTCGACAGGTTCCTGTTGAACATACAAAAAGAGTAATTGATGCATATGACCCTAAAACTGGTGAAGCAATTGAATGGCATACTCAAAGTTGGACTGAAGGAACTGAACCTATTACTGGTATGTTTCCTGTGGTTGAAACATTAACTTCTACCGGTTCTGGTGGTGGTGGAGTATCAGTTAATAATAAAAAAACTGGTTCTGATAATGCCAAAAAAGCTGCCGGCGGAAGTGGTGGCGGAGGAGGCGGTGGTGCCTCAAAAGAAGAAGAGCCTTGGGAAAATCCCTATGACTGGCTTTATAATTTAACTAAAAAAATAAATGCAGAACTTCGCGTTCGTGAAAAATTAGAACGTCGCTATCAACGCCTTTTAAAAACTTATAAAGGTTCTGGCGCAGAAATAAGCCAAATTACAAAAGATGAAATTGCTTCTCTTGAAAAACGCAAGAAGCTTCAAGAAGAAATGTTAAAGCTTCGAGAAAAAGAACTTAGAGATTATCTTGCCGCGAATGCAGAAATGCAAAAATTTGCTACTTATGATTGGAATCTTAAGCAAATTCAAATTAATTGGGAAGCAATCAATGCTGTTACAGATAAGGATGAAGGGGCGGCATTAAAAGAGTTTATTGATAAATTAGAGGAAATTCATAGTTCTATGGAAGAAGCAGAAGACGCTATTGAAGATATCAGTGATGAAATAATTGATATTAGAGAAAGGGGTCGTCAAGAGTACCAAGATCTAGAAGATCGTGTACTTGATGCTTTAATTGATGAACAACAAGATCTGATTGATGAACAAGAACGAATTTACGATGCAATTAATGATGCTGCTTCTGATTTAATGGATGCTATTTCCAAAAATATTGAAAAAATTCGTCAAGATCGTCAAAATGAAGAAACTGAAACCTCTCTTGCTGAAAAAGAGCGCCGTCTTGCTTATTTAAGACAAGATACAACTGGTTCAAATGCCCTTGAAATTAAAAAACTTGAAGATGAATTAAATAAAGAAAAACAAAACTATACAGACACTTTAATTGACCAAGGATTAAATGATTTAAAAGAACAAAATGATGTTGCTGCAGAGCAACGCGAAAAGCAGATTCAATTAATGCAATCTCAATTAGATTGGCAGCAAGAAACTGGATATTATGTTAATGAAGCTACTAGAATTGTAAGGGAAGGTTTGGGGCCAAATGGCGTAATTGATCAAAGCAGTAGAATGTATAAATTACTTAGTATACAAGAGGGTTTACCTTCAATGAGTAATGCTTCACGGGATCAATGGAACAATGATCTTGCCAATTCAGTCTCATTAGCCTTTAGGTGGCTACAAGATGAGCTTGGTGGAACTGGAGGCTCACAAGACCCTGCTAATCGTGATATAATGGCAGAAATGAGAGCGCAGTCTGATAAGGGTAGAACTGTAAATGGTGATATGGGAGAACTCCAACGACTAGAAAATGAGCGAAATCAAAAGATTAGGGATACTGGGGTTCAAGATACTTGGCAAGAAACCGCTATGGTTAGCAATTATAAAAGAGGCAAGAGTAGCTATAATAAGAATACTGAAAGTAGTACAGATTGGATGGCATTAATTGATCAGGCTATGGATAACAGTAATTGGGAAGATGCTTTCTTTTATGCTGGGAAACGAGATGCAAAAATTGAGCAAAATACTGTTGGCGCAAGTTATGCTTCTGATTTTACTTTTGATATAGTATTTGATGAATGGTATAAAAGAACTGGTAGTCATACCTTTAAAACCGGTGGCTTAGCTGATTTTACTGGCCCTGCTTGGCTTGACGGTACTAAATCTAAACCAGAAATGGTTCTTAATGCTAAAGATACTGAAAACTTCTTACAATTAAAAGATATTCTTTCAAATCTTAGGATGTCCTTTAGTGGTTCGAAAGGCGCACTTGGCGGCGACTGGTATTTTGACATTGACATTAATGTTGGCGAAATTGCTAATGATTATGATGTTGATCAATTAACAGAACGTGTTAAACAGTCTATTTATACAGAATCTACTTATCGAAATGTAAATGCTATAAACTTTTTGAAATAACCTATAAAAAAGTTACTTAGTAGTAGGCGGTCAATCGGCCGCCTACTACGGAAAAGGAGTTGAAAAAATGAGTGCGATAAAAGGCGATTTTATGGGATTTACCTTTAATGGGGTTCATTCTAGTGAGCTTGGATTAACTCGAGTTAGTGATAATAGTCGCTATGCAGAGAATTTATTTCCGACAATTCAAGATAAAACTGTGCAAGTGCCGGGCGCTGACGGGACTTATTATTTTGGCAGTTACTACACTCAGCGGCCGATCAATATATCTGTTGCTTTTGATAATATAAGTGAAGAGCAACTTCAAAACATAAAAAAGATTTTTGGTGATAAGAAAATTCATAATTTAATTTTTGATGAAGCACCTTATAAAGTTTATAGAGTTAAATCTACTGGAACTCCAAATTTAAAATATGTTTGTTTTAATAAAGGACCAGATGAATTTGATAGAGATTATCAAGATAATCTAAAATATGAGACAAAGGAACAGCTTTATGGGGTCAGTGCCGTATCTCCATTTGGCCGTATTTATAAGGGAGAAGGGCAATTAAATTTTGTTTGTTATAATCCTTTCGCGCAGAGTCGTTATAAATATATTAATGATTATACAATTCAAAATATACCAGAATGGGGTCCGATGGATAATTCTTCGGCTAATAGTGTTCATTATAATCTATATGATTGGGTTAATAGTATAGGATTAAAGAAAAATAATGCTTTAAAAACAATTAATAGTACTTCATATATGATTGATAAGGTACAAGATAGCGGGGTCGCAGTTTATAATCCAGGTAATTTACCGGTTTCCTTTAATTTAATTTTTGATTTTACAGGAACTCTTGAAAATTGTTTACTTAGTTCTAATAGTAATGAAGATTTTGAAGGACATTTTTTAAGAATTGAAAATATCTCTTTAAAAGAAAATTCTTTAGGAGAAGAAGATGATGCTATAAGAATTAATGGTAGTTTAAATTTAATTGAAGGAATGAAAAGAGAGGCAATTGAAGTAATAGATACTTATGGAAAAAGTCCGATTGCTGAAAGATGGTGTGAACTTGAAAATGGAAGATATGCTTTCAGCACACAAACTACTCCTCAATTAGGAGTTACTTATTATGAATTAACTTATACCCAAACTGGTACAATTTATAATGAATGTATTTCTCAAGGTGACTTTTTTAAAATACCTGTTACTTCAGATTTACTTTTTTTACCTATTACTTGTACTGGTAATACGTTAAATAATCTTTTAGGTTTTATCAATTATAATTATTTATATTATTAAGGAGGGTACAAAATGAGCGAAATATTAAAAAAACCTTATAAAATTACCCTCTGGAAAGATAGAAATGTTTATATTGTTAATGGAGAAAGAAAATATTTTATTGAAGAAAATGATATAGTTCAAAATCAGTGGCTAGAAGAGGTTTGTATAGCTACTATTGGCTCTAATACAATGGACTCATTAGTGCGCGCATTTGATCCAGTTTTGACAGAAGAATTAAATGGAAGTAAAATTTTCACTTTTACCATGTATTCTAGATATTGGGACGATGAAGCTGAAGAATTTAAAGATAATCCTTTTATTAAATTATTAGTAAATGAAAGAAAAGTTAAATTAAAATATGATACAGAATGGTATGATTTTGTTATAAAACAAATTCAAGAGAATTCTGAAAATTATATGTATACTTATACTTGTAGAGATTTATTTATTAACGAACTTGGTAAAACTGGATACGAAATTGAACTTAATACTGAACTTCAAAATAATATGGGTACTGTTGTACAGTTGGCTAATTCAATTTTAGAGGGTACTGATTGGCAAGTTGATGAAGATAATACAGAGCTTCTAATACAAAGAAATAAAGAATCTTTATATATATATGAATTACAAAATACAATTACTGCGACTGATATGTTAACAGATACTGATTTAACAATTTTAGCTGGTCAATTTATTTATATTTTTTATTCTTGTAAAGCTAATAGGGAATCTAATCTACAGTTTTTATATGTCCCTGGACAAGTAACTACAGTAGATGAAGCTAAAAAACTTTATAAAATAGACGAAGATGGTTTTATAACTAACAGTTCCAATTGGCAATGGACTATTACTGGTAATATCGAAGATTTTTATGATAATGTTAAAGTTCCTGCTCAATATTTTGGCAATAAAATTATTCAACGACAGGAAATGAAATACATTCCTGAAATTGGAGAAACTTGTACAGTTTGGATTAATAATCAAGATGAAAAAGAATATTATTGTTATACTGAACTAGAATACGCTTCAGTCGCAGAAATTCAAAATATGTTAAGTAATTCAGAAGATTTTATTACTTCTAATGGTTGGAGTGCAGTAAGTGATAACGACTTTGTAACTGTTGATTCTAATGCTGCGAATTTAGGAAACACTTATTATACAACTTTGCCAGGAAGTGGAATGGCTTCTACCGTTAATCCAAAAGCTTCTGGATATTATGAAGTTATTAATGGAAAATATACATTAACAGAAGACACTAATCCTAATAGTAGCAAAACTTATTACTCTGCTAAAATTCAACGCACTTTAAAAATAATAGGTAGTGTTAGAAATAGTGGTTTTTATGATAATCGAGGTATTTTAGCCCCAAATGGTTTTATTTTAGGAGAACCCTATACTTTTGTTATAAAAACTAGTCCTCAACTTAGTCTTCAAATTAGTGTTATTGCAAAACACAGAGAAGGAGCTTCAAAAGATAAAACTATTTTTTCTGCTTCTGGCGCCGGAACTGACGGAACGGGAATTTTAAGTGGGTATAAAGTTTTTAATTTAACTTGTCAAAATACAATTAGCTATCAAACTTTAGTGGCTGATTATTCTAATATTATTTTTACTTTAAGTGTTGGTAATAATACTATTCAATTATTTGATATTAAGTTTTTTAAAACACGATATGACGGAGAAGGTAATTTAATAGTTCCCGATCTTCAAACTGATAGTAATTCAATTATTAAAACTAGATATAATTTTTTCCCTGTAGATACTGATTTAAGTAATGTTTTTGGAAAAGATTATTTACCAATTTCTTATACTAATTTAAATACAGTCGGTTATACACCAATAATGGTAGAAGATTATGCTAAAGTTACTTCAATAACTGGTTCAAAATCAAATCGTTTTAATTTAATTCAATCTCTCTGTGAGGCTTTTGAATGTTGGGCAAAATTTACAATTGAACATGATGAAATTGGTAGAATTATTTATGAATATATTCCGCTTTTAGATGAATCTGATTTTAAAGTAGGGGCACGTTATTATATAAAAGGAAGCGGGACTTCAACTAAAGAAGATTCTAATTTTACAATTGTTTCTGAACCAGTAAGAAGTAATTGGAGTAATTATTATAGAAAAAGTTATCATAAATATGTTATTTTTAAAGAATATATTGGAGATGATAATTTTGTTGGATTCCGATATGGAATTAATTTAAAATCAATTCAACGTAATATAATATCAGATCAAATTGCTTCTAAGGTAATTGTTCAACCAAATACTAATGAGTTCGCGCCAAATGGATCTTGTACAATTCAACAGGCTTTTTTAAATCCAACAGGTGAAAATGCTCTTTATAATTTTCAGTATTTTATTAATCATGGCTTACTTGATGAAAGATCACTCTATGATGATTTATATGGTACAAATGGTGGGCTAGGTCTTTATATTAATTTAAAAGAATGGAATTTAGAAGCTGCGCCTCTAATTGAAGAATTAGCTAATTTAGGAATTACATTAAATACATTAGAAAGCAGACAAATTATTTATTCAACACTTTATGATGAAGCGGTTAAATTAAGAGATGAAGCAATAAAAGAATTAGCTTCTGCCGGATATGCTGGAGTCGCCGCGAATGCTAATGTAAATGATTATATAAAAAGTTTAGCACAAAAAAGAGATAGTTATTCTTCTACTATTTATCATTATAATGATGAGAAAGAAAGAAATGGATCGTTATTAAACAGTTATCGTATAAAATACATTAATCGTGCTGAAATTCTTGAAGCAATTACTAATAAAAAGCAAGCTTTAGTAAATGATTTCCAAAAGAAGTATTTTTCTTTTATCCAAGAAGGTACTTGGACTTCTTCAGATTATTGGAATCCAGATCTTTACTTTCAAGCCGCAAATATGGTTTTATATACTTCTTCTTTTCCACAAGTTTCTTATACAATTAATGTATTAGAATTAAGTGAAATAGAAGGATTTAAAAATTATAAATTTAAAATAGCTGATAAAACATATATTGAAGATGTAGAATTTTTTGGATATGATAGAGAAAAACGACCATATAAAGAAGAAATTGTTATTTCTCAAATTAAATATAATTTAGATGATCCATCTCAAAATACTATAACAGTCAGGAATTATAAAACTCAATTTCAAGATTTATTTCAGAGAATTGCCGCAACTTCGCAATCTTTACAATATAATGAAGGGGCTTACAATAGGGCAGCAAGTGCTGTTAATGGTGATGGAACTATTAATTCAGTATTGCTTCAAAATAGTTTAAGAAATAATGAATTAGTAATTAAAAATGCTAAAAACCAATCTGTTACCTGGGATGATACTGGTATTACAATTAGTAACTTTAAAAATGCTAATGAAATAGTTAGATTAACTAGTGGTGGTATTGTTTTAACTAATGATGGAGGACAAAGTTGGACAACCGGTATAACTGGTAATGGAATTAATGCAGATGTTGTTACTACTGGTAGATTAGATACGAATAGAATAAGAATTTTTAATAGCAATATGCAACAATCCTTTGAATGGAATGATAAAGGTATTAATGCTTTTATGTGGGAAGGATTGCGTGAATCTGGCACAGTTAATTATGGACAATTTGTTAGATTTGATAGATATGGTTTATATGGATATAAAGGTGGAGACGCAAACTGGGATCCAGATATTGCTGATAGCGGCGTTGTCGGAATTAGTAAAGTAATAAGAGATTCTACCTTTTCTTTAACTTGGAAAGGACTACATTTTAATTTACCTAGTGGGCAGAATTTTGAAATTGTTGTTAATCCTTCTGGTAATCCAAAAACCCAAGGATGGTATGAATATGATACAACAAATAATAATTATAAACTAACTTCTGATACTAGTGTCCAAACTGGAAAAAATTATTATACTAACAATGACACAGTTATCAACATAAATGATAAGTTTAAAGTAGATGGAGCTGGTAATGTAACTGCTACCAATGGCGTTTTTAGCGGTACTATTTATGCTACTGATGGTAGTTTTAGTGGTGAAATTACTGCAACGACTGGTCGATTTTATGGAGATGTTTATCTTGGGGACTCAGGTTCGACAACTTTACAAGCTACTTTAACTAAAATTAATAATACAGCTACACAAGCTTCTAATGCTGCACAAGCAGCGACATCTGCTTCTCAAGCAGCGACATCTGCTTCTCAAACAGCGACAACTGCTTCTCAAACGGCGACGGCTGCCTCTCAAGCTGCGACTCAGGCGGTACAAGGTTTAGCAGCTAAATTAGATAAAAATGGCGGTGCTGGTTATGGATATATTGATTATGCATTTGGCAATGGAACAAATTATGACGGATATGGAGTGGCTATAATTGCAACTAATACTTCTGGTAGTGAGGTAAGTAATATAAAAGCTACACGTAATGGCTCAGGAATGAAGTCGGGTAGTTCACAGATATATGTTTTAAATTCCGGATATGCAAGATTAATTAGTTCTAGAATAGAAGCGACTGCTGGAAATTATTCTCTTTACACTACTACTAATGGGATATATTTTCATATAAGCGATGAATGGTTTAGACTTGGTGTTAGTAATGGATATTTTGTTGCATTTTCTGAAAGTCCTTAATGAAATTTGACTTCTTCTCAAAATTCCTATATAATATAATTAGAAAAAATAAAGGAGTCGAATTAAATGAAACTTAAATTTTCCGACCTTCAATCTTTTTCTGATTCTTATTTAGAACTTAAAGATGAAAAAATGCCAATTAATATTGCTTTTCAACTTTCTCAAATCTCAAAAGCAGTTTCTGAATGTATACAATTTTATCAAGAAAAAGCTTCATATTATTTTGAACAATATGCAGAAAAAGAAGGAGACAATTACAAATTTACTTCTGATGGAACTGGTATAATATTAAAACCTGAAATAGCAAATGAAGGACGTCAAAAATTTAAAGAACTTGATTCTTATGAATTCCCGCTTGAAGTAAAAAAAATAAAGCTTTCTTCATTAAATGATTTAAACCTTTCTCCTTCTGTATTAACAGGATTACTTCCATTTATTGAAGAAGATGAATAAAAAGAAAAGACCTCATCATTTCGATGAGGTCTTCTTTTATTCCCAAATTTCTATTTTTGGCTTTTTAGATTGCGTTATTGCATAATGACCAATACCGATGGCATCGGCGCAATCATCTGAGACTGTAACATCATACCATTCTTTTATTTTAAGTTGCATTGATCGTTTTTTATCAGTTCTGGTCTTTCCTTTTATATCACAATAGTTGCGCCAAGTGGCTGTGTGACATACGGTATATGAAATTCCTAACTCTTCTATTGTGCACATTAGAATACCTTGAAGGCGCGCGAGCTTTGCATATGTTACTGCGCCAAACTTTTCTTCATATTGAATGCCCTCAAGTGCTATAAAATCTGGCTGCCAATTTTCTATCATGGAAATCAGCCAGTTTTTTATTTGGATGTCGCGTTTTATTTCATCTTTTTCTTGAGTTTCAAAAGTTCCGTATCGTAGGAGGTGATCATCAGAGAAAAGCGCCCAGCCGCTTACATGAGTGGCTTGATCAAGTGCTAAAATTCGATGTTCACCTTTTTTCTTTGGAAGTAATGTTTGCTCAACTTCCTTGAATTGATTTTGTTTACAGATGGGGCAATCGCGCCGAGTACGTATTTTTTTCCATGTACTATAGACTTGATGCCCCTCTGGACACTCAAAAATCAATTCACTATCTAAGTTCTTATATTCTGTTGAAATTATTTTCCAATTTTCGGGTTCTAAGGTTTCTTGAATTTGGGAGATTGTAATTTTTGCCATTAGACTCCGGTAGAGCCAAATCCGCCGCCGCGATTATCACCAATTTCTTCAACAGAATCGACTCTAAAAAAGGCAGCCTTTGGCACTTCTGAAAGAACTAATTGAGCAAACTTTTCCCCCTTTCCGATTGTATAGGACTGACCAAACTCAATACAGTCAAGTCCAAAATAGTTAGGATCATATCCAACTTGAGTTTGTCCTTCATAAATACCACGCCCGAAATGAATCGCGCGAATTGGAGGATCAACATTCTCAATAATAACTCCAACCTCATCTCTATAACCAGCGTCAATAGTGCCTGGAGTATTAGCAATTCGAAGCTTTGTTTTGAGAGCGCGACCGCTCTTTGGACGCACTTGTAACTCATACCCCGGCGGCAGCGCAACCTTGAAACCAGTTGGAATTAGTTTTGTCTCACCCGGCGCGATAGTGTAGTCATCAAACGCATAGATATCAAGCCCACTATCGTCAATATTAGCATATTGAGGAATTTTAGCATCTGGATGGCAAAGCTCAATCGGAATTTGAATAATGCGCTTTGCAATGCCCTCAGTTTCTTGGACTGCGTTTACGACAGAGCCCATGACTTCCTTTACGAAGTCTTTCTTTTGATCAGATAAGCCTTCAACTTCATCAATCTCATCAAGCATCGGCACGAACATTTCCAATAAATCTTCGGCTTTCGTGCCTGATGCGTTTAACGACTGAACAAGACTTATTTTGTCATTTGGATTATTGAGAGTTTGTTGAAAACTCTGAAGAACACCTGGCGCGAGGAGCTTGAAGTTCTCTTCATCCATTGAAAGAAGAGTCATGAATTGCTTTAGAATCGCACTTTCTTCGTTGTCTTCGCTTAGAAGTTCTTCTAAAGTAGATTCAATTTCTTTTACTTGTTCTTGAGTGAGTGTTTCGTCCCTTTTTCCTTCTAAATCTATAATATCTGCCATTTTATTTCTCCTTGAAGGTTATAGTACCAGTTGTTGAGCCATGAGTTGTTATAGTATTGGGAATTGTACTTGTAAATTCGCTTCCTTGAATTGTATAATCAGAAGAAGTGGCTGAAGTACAAGTTATTGTACCTTCTGTCGAGCTATTTGAAGAAGTCCAAGTAATAGAAGGCTGATTAGTCCAGCGATAAGGACAATTCCAATAGCTATAAGGACAGGTTGTATAAGTTACGCTTCCACAAAACTTCTTCCCATCTTTATAACCTTCATCATATTTTTCTTTTAAAAGTTTCTCAAGTTCAGCTCTTGTAAGATCAACCTTTCCACTTTTTACATCAACATAAATAATCATTCGTCCCATACCCCGCTAAACTCTAACACAATCTTACAAACCCAAGCTTCGTCAATAATTTCACCCTTAGAAGTTTTCTTTTTATAGGTGTAGCCAGCAGCCGCGATTGTATAACCTTTTTCACCAGCTTCTTTCCTGTACTGTTCAATACATTCTTTCGCACCCTCTTCGCTGTTAGCTCGCAGTTCAAGGGTTTCTTTTAAAAGTCTCATTTTCGCTCCTCCTTTCTTAGTTAATTAAAAGTTCTTTTGCGAATGGAAGCGTTTCTATCCATTTACAAAAAGCTTTCCATTCTGGTAATCTATGGTTTTTTCTTTGAATATATATATTACGAAGACAACGATAATTAGTTGTCATGCGCGCTGTGATTTTAAATCCGGCTGGATTTGAATAAAGAATTTCAAGATATTTATTTTTTACTTCTTCATGGCCGGCGCCAAAGAAAGAAAGCATTTCATAATACTCTGAAACCTTTTCTTTCATAATACCAATAATGCGTGGATCAACATATTTAATATATTGTTTTTCTAAATCAAATTTAGTAATGCGGTGCATTGTAGACTGAGAAGAAACAAATTCAAGAAACCTGTATCGTTCAGCCTCAACCCAAGCCTTGTTTGTAAGAGTTAAGTCGAAATTAACTCTAATTCCAGTTAAAAATTGTCCATGCGCATTATTATCAGTTTTAGTTGCTGCGACAAGTTTAATGGCTCGTTCTATATCTTTTTCTTCTAATTCTTTTTCGCCAGTTTCTGTTCTCATTGGGTAACCAGAAGCTATAATACTTTCTTTTAAATCATAAACTTTTACATTACTAATTATTTCATTTAAATTCATTCATTCACCTTTTCATATAGACCACAATGGCAGAAGCCTATATCTTGCTCTCTAAACTCTTTACACATACATTGAGTATCTATTGTACGTTCAAGACGGCAAGGACAATATCCGTCATTTTCTTGTAGTGCGCGCTGAATGCGCTGAACCTCTTCTTTATCAGAATTAAAAATTATTTTCATTAAGAAATCCTCTTTGCATACTGATTATCGCTAGCAAGATTAACTCCTAATACTTCGTCAAAGTGAGGTTCATTACCAGGAACATAACCGCCAAATTTAACAATGATATTTTTATATCTCATTATATTTGAGTAAACTGTAGTCAGCGCCGGCTGTACTCCTAACATAAAATCATCTTCTGTATAACCAGTATAAATAACTATATCATCATCAATATCATATTTATTTCTAAAACAATCAATTAATGTCATCAAGTCAAATGGAGAGTCAAAAGGTTCAAGACCCGCGAGGACTATTGCTTTAGAAAGGCTATTATTTTTATATCGCTCACAAATATCTTCAACTTTTATATCAATAATGGGTGCGTCTGCAAGTAAGGCAAAGTTTTGACACTTATCTATACCGCATTTAAAAGAACACTTAGGAAAAACTATATACATAGAGCAAAGACGATAATTAACTAAGTCTTCATCTATTAAACCTTTAATTTTCATTCGTCCCACCCTTCCAATCTATTTAATAAATCTTGTTTTGCTTCATTATAACCTGCTATTCTTTCTGATAACATTTGCTGTTTAATATTCTCATATGCTTCAGGGAATAAACTTCCGATTACAAAAGAAAAACTAACTTCTTCTGCTCCAACTTCTTTAATTTTTCCTAAAATCTTTTCAATTTTTTCGACCTTAACTGTTAACTCATCCATTGATATTCTCCCATTCGCGCATTGTATACTCTTGTTTTCGCTCTTTGCTCCAAGATTTAATTGGAGTATAGAAACCGACTATTCTTGTATATTCAGTTGTGACGTCACCACCACAGATTGGACACTTTGGGCCATAGAAGGCATGATTATGCGCGCAAGCTTGGATTTTTGTGTTGAAAGCAAAGTAAGTTAAACCTTGGTCAGCTATATATGAAGTCAGCGCCCAAGCCTGCTCGAAGTTGTTGAATGGAGCATCTATGTTGATGTGCGCGATTGAGCCGCCGTTGCAGTAGGAGTCAAAAAGACTCGCAATACGGACTCTTTCTTGCATTGTTGTTTTAATTCCAAGGGGAATAAACTGATTTCCATAGAGAGGCAAATCGTCAATAACCGTTTCAGGATAGAGCATTTTGTCTGCTTTAAGGAGTTTAACTGCCGCGGTCTCACCTGGAATCTGTTCGCAATTTATCTTATAGTTCTTATCCAGCGCGAACTGATCTTTTGTACGATGAATTACTTCAAAGATTTTTTTACCAAAACGGTCGGCCGCATCAGTGTAATAAGTATTGCCAAACTCATCTTGCCGTACATAACCAAAGCTTCTCATTGTTTCATAAATACCAATGAAGCCAACTGTGTTGTAAAGATGTTCAAAATCAACTAAACCTTTTGTAAAGTTTGGAAGCAATCCTTTCTCAACATTTCTCTCAATAATATGGCGCACAACATCAAGAGCCTTACAATCAAGTTCAACCATGTCTTTAAGTGCAACTAAATATTCTTGTTCTGTCTGATATTTGAGAGCCAGTCGCGCTAAGTTTACTGTTGAAACTTTAACTGAACCAACTTTCAGTGCTGTACCGCCAATTGAGTTGAAATAACCCAAATCATCAATATTACTCTTAAGGCGGCAGCAGTTAGAGAGACTTGTAACACTATCATCTATGAAGAGGTTCGAATCAACCCATTTCATATTGTGTTGAATACCCCAGCGCGCAAACTCCTCATCTTCAAATTTTCCGTCTTTTCTAAGAAGAGAAATTGTGAGGACTGGGAAAGTAAACATATTGTGTTGACGAATTTCAGCGACTACTTCCATAAAACGCTTTTGAAATTCTTTTATTTCATCTAAGCAGTCCACCATAAAAGTACCGTCAGGGAATTCTGCGCCTCCAAATAAGGCCTCCAAGTATGGGCCATCGAAGACACTGACATTTGTGAAGGCACTCTGCATACCGTCACGGACATAAGGTTGGTTGACAGCATATATAAATCGCTGTATTTGCTGATTGGCATAGTAATCGTCGTTTTTTGTTGCATATCCATTATTGCAATCCTTTCTCCAAAAATAATACATATAAGGGATAAGGTTTGGAAGACCTACAGCGCCGGAGCTTCTATTAGCGGCAAAACTAATGAATTCTTTAACAAAATCAACAAAAGTTGAAAGATGCTGTGGCGGTTCTGCATTAAATCCATCGAGGAAGAAAAGTCCTTTTTCTGCTAAATCTTTTAAATCATACGCAAAACAATAATGGACATAGGTACAGGTGTCTGAGTCATGCATATAAAGGGATTTATTCCATTCTGCCTCAAGCCATTCATTTGCAGTTTTAAATCCATACTTTTTATTTAGTTCATAATAAATTTTGTTAAAAGCGAGTAACTTACGATGAGATTTCGGCATCTCATTCATAAGTGTTCTCATATCTTTATTACCAACATTAGCATTTCCATCAACGGAAGCATCTGCAACGGTTTCACTATCAATAAAATTATCAATAAAGTCTGTAAAGCTAAGTTGGTCATCTGCAAAACCATTAAGTTGTGCAAATTCTTCCCCATACTCAGCAAGCATTTTATTATACTGAGTTGTAAAATTCTTCTTCGTTCTAATATTAATTACTGCCATTAGCTGCCTCCAAAGAATTAACCCATTTTATTGCTTCTCCAAAAGAAAACTCTTTATCATCGACAACTAACATCGGCGCGCTTTTATAGCCTTTAGCTAACATTTCATCTATATCAGTATGTTCAGTATATTGGACACCTTTAATTTCAAGTTTCTTTTCCAAAGCTAAACATTTAGGACAATGGGTTGTGTATAAATCTACCTTCAATCTTTTGGTTCCTCCTTGTAACAATAAATACAATATCCGTCTTGGAAATTGTGCTCACACTGTTTTTGGAGTTCATCATTTTCTTTTAAAAGCTGTGCTACTGTGTTATTCAAAGTAAATTTATTCGGAGATAAAAGACTTTCAATCATTTGATTATTATAATCAATTTTCATTTTAATATCTTTACCTAACAAGTTGTAATTCGCCCCCTTTAAATATTGCGCCACTATTTTCATAAAATAGTTTAAATAGTTCTGGATAGTTTTGTTGTGTATAATAAAATACTTCGATAGCTTCAGGCATTGTTATTATTTCCATATGATAACGAGCTTTTTCTCTTAATTGTTTTACAAAATAGAAAAGAGAGGTCGGCGGGGTGGCGCCAGACCTGCCATAAGCTGTAAATAGATTGAACATTTTTTTAATTTCATCTGGAACTTGGAAACTATCGTTATATGTAAGTAAAAATTGTTTTTGATTTTTATATAAAAATAAGACTTGCGTAAAAATTTTTAATAGATCTGGCTCTGAAAAATCGTTCGAGGCGTATGATGCAGGCAAAGGATTATAAATTATACTTTTTGCCTGAGAAGGATTAATTTTTTGAACGGTTTCATTAATTTCTGCATCTGTTAATAACCCGTTATATTGAAGTTTAAAATTAGTTGAGCCAAAAGTAAATTCAAGCCATTTAACAAATGAGTTAAAGTCAGAACAAATTACTGGAAATTTAGTACAAAGACTCACCTTCGTTTTTTCAGATAGACAGTACTTTTGAATTATTTCTTGTATATTTTCGGCGGCAAAGGCAATATTGTTTAGATTGTGATCATGTAAAAAGAATACTCTGCCTCTACTTTGTCGAGGAATTTGTCGTTCAAAATCTTTCCAAACAGTCTTTTCATCTAAAGATAGACGAAAGTGGATACCTCGTGAAATTGTTGTATAGAAAGCTTTGTTTTGTGATGAATCTTCAATAAATAAGTCTTTATATCGCTCATAAATTGACACATCTGGCGCGCATCGCTCAATTTCTTCGGATAAGGGTACATATTTATTATTAGAAAAAGCATAACCACCATAAACTAAATGGGGATATTTGTTGAGGTCGCGCCGGAACTGTCCATCATTAAAGTCTTTGCGATAATAAAACTGTGAATATCGCTCAGGCGCGAAAGAGGGAGCTAAAATTGTAATCTCCCTCTTTCGCTTGAAGTAGGTTGCAAGTTTCATTATTTCAAGGTTAAAGATGGTTTGATGATAGGTGAAGAAGTCAGCATCGTAGAGGCCGACACTCATTCTTCATCATCCTTTTTACAAAGATATCTTTGACATCTTGCCATAATAATTACACCAGCCATACCTAATCCACTAATAAAAGCTCCACGATCTTCTGGCGCGATTGCATTAGTAAATTCTTCTCCATTAATGTAGTCCATTATACATTGGCAAGCCTCACTTGGTTTAATATATTCTTCAAAAATCATTCTTCATCACCTACTCTCGCGCCGGAGACTTTAATTTCTCCTTTATCATCAATTTCAGTTATCAACTCAACCAAATGATATGGAGTACGCGCATACTTCTTTGCTATAAAACTATCTTCGCGCCGAATACCAGTTACAATTATTTTATTACCACGACTTAACCATGACTTTTCAACTACGTGTTTCTTACCATCAGGTCCGCGCTCACTAAGCTGTTTATCATAATGTGTGAACACTTGACCAAAAATTTTAACCGTTACAACACCATTCTTTGTTAATAAAGTTACCAACTTCTTTGACTTATCCTTATCCAAAACTGTTCCCATTATTCTTTCTATTTTAAACAATGGAACCTTTTTACCTTTTATTAAAATAATCCTATCAACTTTTGGCTCTTCTGGCAAATCAAAAAAATCAATTAAACCATATTCTCTTTCATTAACATGAGCTAATTCATGTTCATGAGAATAATATGACACCGCATCCATTTCCCATTTACTAATTGTTCCAAGGCAATATTTATTCCATGTATCACTCATTAAACGCCAGTTGATTGCTTCGAGTAGCTCATTTTGATGTGCTTTTACATATGGACGAACTTTATCCATATGAGATTGATAAATTTTATCCCAATCTGTTTGCTTGACGCACATCGCGCCGCCTACATTTTCGACCAAATCCATATCGAAGTTTGCTTCAAAGAAAGGAAACGCATTTTCATCAAGCTCATACCATTTATCATTTTTAAATTTCTTTATATACTTATTGAAGTTGAAGACTTTGCACTGGAAAGACAATTCATCTGGCAATAGACCAAAATCAATCAACATTTTCATATTCTGAAGAGTTACTCTTTTCTTTTGATCACTAATACTCTCCACATATTCTCTCATTACTGCTTCTCTATCACCTAAAAAGTCAAAAGCGCCCGATTTAATTAAATTGATGACCTGCGGCTTAGTTATCTTAACTTTTGAAGTTAAATCTTCAATTCTTTCATAAGGACGATTTGCAATAATTGCTTTAATTAAATCCTCACCAATCTTACTAATACCACTAATCCCATAACGAATTGCATTATGTTCAACATCTGGAGAGAAAGTATAAGTTGACTTATTAATATCAGGTGGCGCAACTTCAATGCCTGCCATCTTCATTTTACCTATTGCTGTAGCTATCTTACCATAGTTTGTTGACTTAACTTTTTTCTTTTTCTTTCCATTTTTCATTACTACAACTTCTGCTGGGTAACCATCGCAATCTTCTTCCTCATAAGAATCTTCAATATCATCTTCTGAGTCATCTGCGCCAAACTCTTCCATTTCATTGTAGTAAGTTTCTTCAACACAGTTCGGAAGTTCTTCATCTTCTTCATCTTCTGACAAGTCTGCGCCACCGCTATCACTTATCAGACACGCACAATTCCAAAAAATTATCGGATACTTAAATGCGAGATTCATTTCTTGGAGAGCGATTAGACTATATGCGAGTGTGTGTGACTTATTAAATCCATATCCACGACTCGTTGCGACCAAGACGTTCCAAACATAGTTACAAAGTTTAGGGCTTAATCCTTTTTCTTTTACTTTTTCAAAATATTCTTTTGTTAACTGTTCATATTCTGCTGGATTCTTCTTTGCGATTGACTTACGAAGACGATCTGCCCAAGTTAAGTCAAATCCGCCACATTCTGGAATCTGCACTAACTGCATGAAACCTTCTTGTGACTCACAAATTCCATTTGATGGGAGAAGAAGCAGTTCAAGAATTTTCTGCTCCGCCGCCGTCAACCCATATGCATACATTTCATCATACCAATTATTGATATTTGCTTTAAATCTTGCAAATTTATTTAAAGGTTGCTCGGCGCCCTTTTCCTGCGCCATCAACCGAATAACGGAGTTAAGAGTTGCTAAATCATCAACAGACGACGGCTTAGACAACGCGATGCCTTGGATACCACTTTGTTTTTCCATTTGGAACAAACTAAAGATTTCGTGATTCCAGACCATTTCCCACATCTTGGGGTCATCTCTTTCAAGATTATAAATACCAATGACTGACTCATATGTGTCGCGCAAAGTTGCTTTTTTTTCAATAAAACCATTATCACAAAGAAGGTCAAGACAAATATGAATTTTGTCCATCGCTTCAACTGAAAGTGCATCGTACTTAATTAGAGAAACATCTTCACAATCATGAAGATCAAATGCTGTGATAATCGTTCCATCAGGTGCGCGCATTAGACCAGTTGAGTTTGTGAAGGGTTCATCAACAAAGATAACACCGCCTGCATGAATACCAAGACGATTAACAAGTCCTTCAATCTTGTGCGCGACTGTCCATAACTCTGGATAGTTCTCTGTCATTTCTATTACAAACTGCTTAATCGGATCATAACCAGATTCTTCATCACCATACATGCACTGATCAAGAGTTCGAGTTAAACCACGATCTGCCGGAATCAATGAAGATATATAAGATGCCACATCAACATCAATTCCAAGACCTCTCGCTGCTGTCAATATTGCTGACTTTGACTTTTCTGTACCAAAAGTTGCAACATTTGCTACTCTATCTTCACCATAGACTTCTCTAAACTTGTTAAGAACGATCGCTCGGCGGCCGCCCTCAATATCAAAGTCAACATCAAGAACTGACACACGACTTGGGTTCAAAAATCTCCAAGAAAATGTCGGAGTTGTCTCGCGTAGAGGATTAATTTGAGTTATACCGAGGACATAAAGAAGAATGAAGCCAACACCTGAACCACGGCCAGGACCCACCAAACTACCTGCTTCCCAACATACATCAATAATGCGCTGAAGATTTAAATAGTAGGCACTCCAATGTGTTTTATTGACTTCTGAAGATATACGAGTCATTTCAAGACATTCATTTATTGCATCATATGTCTTTTTATTCTGAAGAGTTTCGTCTGTGTCAACTCGTTCAATAATAAGTTGAGCTAACCGTTTATCTCCATCATAATCTGAACAATAGAATGTTAAAAGTTCGGGGATTTCTGTGAAATAAGTTTCTTTTGTCCGCGTTGAAAGCGCCGGAGCATCTTGCCACATCAACTCTGGAATCTTTAACGGTTTGAGAATTGAATAATCCTCACACATATCTTTTATCTTCAAAATATTCTGATATGCGACCTCTAAAACCTCTTTTTCATAACCTTTAAAATAAGACTCAAGCTCTTCTGTTCCCATCATGTATGTGGTTGCATAGAAACTATCAACTTCTCTATCGCCATCTTGTGAGTTGAGAAACGCCTTATGGATTGACGCATCTTCTTTTTTCAAATAATGACTATCTGTTGTTATGATATAAGGAATATCAAACTTGTCTGAATATCCAA